ATTAGCTTTACGCTTTCGACGCCCTCACGCTAATATAAATCTACGTATTCGCGCAATGAGTAAACCAGTAGGTCAAGATTTGGGGATAGCATATCAATTACGGCAACGTAAGTTGAACATTGTCCAGCAAATCAAACGTGCGGTGGCACGTGGTTCAGATGGACTCCAGGATTTGGAGAATGTCTTAGCTGAGAATCCGGATTTGGATCTCTCCCACCTAGAGGAAGGTCTTTTGGACGCCGAGCAATTATTATATATGTTAGGTGGTTCCATAACGATGGAGTCTGGCACACGTCCTGTGTTGTCCTTTGATCCATCGTCTTCCTCAAATCTTCCCAATCCGTCTAGTGGATTTCCAGTGGTTCCTGTTTATGCAGGTCCTGAATCAGGACTAGGTAGTGAAGCTGATGATAAGATAGTCACAGACTTGCCGGATGAGTTGGCCAATGATTTATTTGGTTTCTCCCACAAGTTGTCGAGTATGGACATCAGTCTAGAGGATAAAATGAAGTGTACGGGTAACTATGCACGGTTTTTAACTCTTAAGGATAAAGAATCCAAGGAAGTTGACATCCATGATAGTGATGTAAAGTCACAATTATCTGGTGTTAACATCAAACAAGCAATCAAAATCAAGGTTAATCAAATGCCCTTGAGTAAGAGTGTGGCTGTTGCCCGCTCTTGTGGTTTCACGATCGCGAAAACTTCGAAGAAGTTAGTAGTTGAAAATTTAATCTCTTTGTCTAAAATTGTTAAGCCGGCTTTTGTGTTGTTGCTTTTAGATAGTTTGTCTAAAGCCACAGCCATGAGCTTAAGCGATAAGTTTGAATCCATTGGGCAGAAGTTGCAAATTGAATACTTCGGCATTTTTATGTGGATGCTGTTGTTAGTAATAGCAATTATTTCCGTTAATCTTCTCCTTTTACTATCTAGTAGATTGGCAGCTTTTTGCTGCCCTGGATTGCTTAAAGTGGTTTTTAAGTCTTACACTGGATTGGAATATTTACCAGAATTTGATAGTGATCGTATTCGCAAAATCGAACTCGATACAATCAATAGTCTGGTGTTTGAAGGGAAGAAATATGTTTATAAAACCAATCGTGGTAATAAACATGAGATAGATTTTTATCTGCCAGAACGTTCGGAAGCGATTCCTGAATCAGTGCAGAAAGAATCCCCGTTTGTGAAGTCCAAAATGGGCAAATACCAATGTTGTGTTTGTATCGATGGATTGAATGTTGGGCAAGCATTTCGCAAAGATTGTTATATTATATCTGCTGCGCATGTGTTTGATCTTATGACTGAATCTAGTACTATCACTTTTAAAAATGATAGAGGCTATGAAGTAAGCATGAAGTATAGCGTTTTGGCTAAAGGTATTATTGAAAATCCTTTTCCAGATGTTATGATCATAAAGCTGAATGATAGCTTCTTTTCAAAAATGGGTGGTATGTCATCAGTCCGTGCATCGAAACCGTATGCCCAACCAACCAGTGTTAAAATTTATGGTCGAACAGCCCATGATGCCACTATATTAATGGCGTCTGGTGTTAGTACACTTGAAGATTTTGTGTGTAGCTATACTGCTAGTACGGCTGAAGGCTTTTCTGGAGCTCCCTTAGTGGAGGGACAGTTATTGTCTGACAACCCTTTAGTAATGGCTATACATCAGACTGGTTGCGGTAAATTGGGTAATAAAGGCTTTCCATTGTATTATGTATCAGAGTGGTTGAGATTATCAAATCGCTTGAATGGTTCCCGTGAAGCTAGTCCTGACTTCTTTAAGAAGTATATGGAGGATCATGAGGATGAGTTCAAGGAAGCGGTTAAAGAAAATCACTACTGGCACGATAAAACAAATGGTGACTATCTGGTGTCTATGCCAGATGGCAAAGTCCTTTTACTATCTGAGTTGGAATTCGAAGAATTTACCAACGGCCCTTCTGATGATTCAATCGATGAAGCTGAAATGGAGTTTGTCCGTCAGCAAGAACGAGAAGAAAGAGATGAATGGCGCCGTAATCATGGTTATGGAGGTGAAGATTTGACTGCTGAAAACGACACTATGTTGGAAATGCCTCATAAAAAAGACATGTTCGATGAGTCGTCTAAGCCTTATAAATCCCCTCGGTTTGAAGAATCTGATGATGATGATAGTGATTCTGGTTCAGATGATTCAGATGTGGAAAGGCTTCGCGAAGAAGCCCAAGAAGCTGAAGATAAACGCCAGGAACTAGAAGCCCAAAATAAAGTCCAGAAAGCTGAGATTAAGAAGCTCAAAAAATTGGCGAAGAAGAATAAAAAATTGGAGGAATCTAAAAAACCAGAAGAGGTTGTAAAGGAATCCGCCAAACCTCAGGATGTATCATCTGAGAAACGAAAGTTATTAAAAGCTATCGCTAAAGGTGAGAAACGGCTTAATAAAGCCAATAGAATTGACAAGTCTAAAGAGAAATCTAAAAGTAAAGTCAGTGAAGCTGAGGTTGAGGATCTGCAAAATAAGATGAAAGTTATTAAGGAGGAGTTAAAGAAATTGAAGACTTCCCAACCTGTTAAAGAATCATCAAATTTTCAGCAGACGCATCCGAAATCGGGGGGTGCGAAATCCAAGCCCGTGACTGGTTCAAAGAAGTTAAAGCAATAAGCAAACTTCGAATCAGCCCTAATAAACATAAACTTCAAGAGAATCTTATCCTTGATCCCACCGTGTTAGATAAATTTAAATATCCAAGCATGAATGAGAGAGAGGAGATTGATTCCTTCAATTTGCAATCTTCTTTATTTAATGAGAAGGTCGTGCCTAAGGCAGACCAAGTATTGCATAGGTTAGAGATGATGTATGCGAAAGGAAAAGCACCGTTACCACGTGATTGGTGTTCTGATGAACATATTAAACGTTGTCTTGACGAAGTTGATGTTACCAAAAATCCAGGCTCAAAATTTCAACGCGAAGGCTTAAGTGTTAACGCTGATGTTATTGAGAGGTATGGAGTAGAGGGTATAATCGAGCAGGTTAAGGATAGAATAGAAGAATTAATCCACCTGTCTGATTTATGTAATTGTCATAGCCCATCTGAAAGCGATTTAATGCGCTTGAGATCGTGCGCGACACCCTTGAAAGTCTTTGTGAAGAGAGAACCACACAATATGAAGAAAGTCAACACCAAACGTTGGAGGTTGATTTTTGGAGTGTGTTTAATCGATCAAATTGTTGATCGAGTTCTCTATAGCCATATATTAGATGAGGCAATCGCTCAGGCTGCCCATCTTCCTTCCAAACCTGGTTTCAGTTTCAAAAAAGGTGGAGCGGATGCGCTCTACCGTAAGTATAATGATAACAAGAGTGGTTGGTCGAGTTTTGACGCTTCAAGTCATGACATGACCGTATCGTATAGCCAATTGAAAATAGTTCGTGATTTAAATGAACGTCTTACCGTTTTTAACGATAATGACAATGAGTTGAAGTGGAAAACACTTTCACGGGCTAGAGAAGAAGCGGCTGCCTATGGCAGCTTAGCATTCTCTTGTGGCAAAGTCTTGTTAAAAACCAAGCCTGGCTTGCAGATTAGTGGTCGTTTGTTGACCATTGATTCTAATTGCAAGATAGTTTGTACTGACCGAGTGTCTTATGACATTCATTGTGGTCGGTTGACTAAGGCGGATGAAATTTTCTGTATGGGTGATGATACTGTTCAGAACGGTCTTGAGGATCGTGATGACTTTTTGAAATACCTTAAGGAGACTTTGGGTGCCAATTTCACTGTCGAAAGTGAGATAGGTTATCTCAAGGATATGAATTTTTGTAGTAGTGATTTGACATTTGATAAAGGTAAAGCTGTCTTCGTCCCAAGAAATTGGGAAAAGAATATGTATGCCTTAGCTCATTTGGAGAATCTTGATACGTTAGCCGATACTCTTCGGTCTTTATGTATTGAATACTATTACCATCCTAAATGGTCTATCATTTATACGAAGTATTGTTCTGTTAATACCAAACCGGAATCACGTGAGTGGTTCAGGGCCATCAATACCGGATTTGAGTCTTCTCAATCCGCTTGATGGTTATGGCTTTTATGGCTTTTTTGCTGTTTTCCTCGTGTTTCCGAGGAAATTTTAAACAGTTGTTTTGTACAATTTTATTTTCAAAATAATCTTGTACTTTCAATTGTTTTTAATTATAATAGTAAGTTTTTGTGCCTTAAACATAAAACGATGGCGAAGTCTGCTCAACAGAAGGCTCGTCGTAAGGAGAAGAAACGTTTAGCGAAAGCTAAGGGTAAACAAACAGTTGTCTCAACCAATAAAGCTCGAGGCCCTGTCGTTGTATTATCTTCTGGTAAATCATTGCGAATGCCAGTTAAGAAAAACAAGGATAGTGGCGCTAGAATGCCGTTTGGTATGAGTATGGTAAGTGATGGTGTAAATAGTGGCAGTATTTTTAAAAATACTTCCTCTGAACGAGTCACTTTTCCAGTTTGCAGGGAGAAAGTCATTAATTTGGATTCTCCTGATGTGAATTTCAACCGTTTAGAAACCCAATATATAAATCCAGGTAATTCCTCATTATTCCCAATCTTTAGTCAGATTGCAAGTTGTTATGAGGAATATAAGGTTAATGTGTTACGTTTCTATTTCCGAACTGAAGAATATATGGCCAGTGGATCTTCGATATCCGCTGGGCTTGTAGGCATGGCAACGCAGTTTGATCCTAATGATGCTTCTTTTGATGATTTAACATCTTTAGAGAATTATGAACATGGTATCACTGCACCACCTTTTACAGGTGTTTTTTGTCATGATGTTCTAGCTGAACATAAACGTCGGTTTAAAGGGGACAATAGACGTGACTTAGCGCTAAACAATTATTATGTTTATCCTAGCCATGGTGATATTGGTCCTTCTGATGACCAAGCCAAGTTCTATGACTTGGGCAAGTTAACCGTTGCCAGTCATGGAGTTCAAGCTGCAACTATTGGTGAATTGTGGGTGGAGTATTCCTTCACTATGATTCGTCGTAAGCAGCCTGAAATTGGTGTGGGTGGATCGTCTATACATATTAAACAATATACAGGCGATTGTAGTGCTTCCTATAAAATGGGAAACACTCCATATACCACCTGCAACATTCCTTCACTCTCTGTTGGATATTCAGGTATAGCTCCTGGGAGTACGTTGCAAATTGCTGATATGAATGATATTGGCACTTATAATGCAAACACAGTTGGTTTACGAAATAGTGGGACTTTGTCTCATTATTTTAATTTACCAAATGTTGATGGTACATGGTTGGTTTCCATGACTTACCAACAGTGCTCCGGTCTAACTGCTGCCCCCTCGTTTTCAGCGAGTGGTGGTGCTGTCTCACGTTTTAATCAAATGGGAGGCACAGTTGGATTTCCATTATACACCTCAGCTCTTTGTTCGATAACGCAAGTTATCATGACTACTAGAGATGCTGCCCCCGATGAAGGTACTAATAAAGTAGCTTTAGGTGGTATGACCGGCTTTACAGCCGGTGGGTGGGACTTGTTTATAGTCCGTATACCAACAGACCAAATTAATTCCAAGAAGAAAACTTCTATGAAGATAGAGGGTGATCTCGATGATCTTCGTACTCAGGTCGCAGCAATGCAGGCCCTTATGAAGCAATTTCCAGGTTACACCCCTAGTAATTCAAGTTCTTCTGGAACTTTAGAGAAACCGTCACTTGTCGTGAAGGAGAGCCCGTTACCAATCTTTCGAGATGGTCAATGGGTAATCTGTGATGAAAGTGGTTGCTCCACACCTCTGCCCCAGCTAAGAGGTGCCTAAAATAAATTCTCTG